TCGGAACCTCCTTCTCTGGTTTTTTAACATGGACCATTACCATCATGCAATCCCGCAAGAAAAGACGCATCACGCGTCTTCTGATAATCCTCCCGCCTCGTCTGCCTAAGCCCCCCCGGATCAAACCGGTTAAGGTGCCAAAGCCTAAGAAGCCAAAGAAGATTGTCCGCAAGAAGAAGTTGCCTCGGCAACGTCGTCTTGTGCTTGCTAACAAGCGGATCCGTCCTCCTCGTGAGCCGCGAGGCCCGAGGATGAAAGATCACGCTGTTACCACTACTGGGGAGCAGGTTCGCAAACAGGCTGGGGAACTTCGTGGTGGTTTCGACCAACACGGGAACCCTGTACCCTGGTATCGCGATCCTCCCAGTATTGAGATTTTGCATGTTCCCCTCAAGACCGAAGTCCTGTCAGGCTACTTGTCTGTCAATGGACCACGTCACGAGCGGCATCCCCATGGCTACACGATCTACCGTGAGGACCACCCTAGTGGTGTAATCACGTGGATCCAACCTGGGGGTGGGTCGGCTGCGAACTTTCACGAGGTTTCTGGTGCCCTTAAAGGCGCTGTGAGCCCAGAGAGTCTTCGCGACCTCGGAGCTGATGCAGAGTTGCGTGCCTTCGACAAGATGATGGAAATCGTCACGGATCGAGGCGCGCAAATTGCTGTTTCACTAGCTGAGATCCACGAATTGACGGAGCTCGGTGGTCAAGCCCTCAAGCTGACCAACGACTTCGTCCAGACGTTTAGATCCTATCGCGCTCGCGCGCTGCTAGGAAACACTCCTATTATGGAGATCGCTCGTACCGCCTCATGGGCGGCCGACATGTGGCTCACGTACGCTTTGGCGGTTAAACCCACCATCGCGGACATCCACGACATCATTGGCATATCTACCCGTGCTAACCCCGGAAACGTGGGTCAGCAAGGCGTGCCTAATGGCGTTCGTGCTGGAGCCTCTGACCGAAAGAGCGCAACCGACACTGTGGTTTACTCGGACTGCCACGTTCAACGTAGCTATTCCGAACATCACCGTGTCCATTACGCGCTCAAGGTGTCAGTAAAGAACCTTTTGTGGGACCATGCGAATAGGTACGGGCTCTTGAACCCGTTGAGCGTCGGATGGGAACTTGTTCCTTTCTCCTTCGTTCTTGATTATTTCTACGACGTCGGTGGCTACATCGAGTCCATGGGGGATCTCCTCATGGCGCGAAGTAACATGGACATCGTCGGAACGATCACGCGCATCCTTGTCAGGAAGTGCACCTATTCGGGTACGTTCGGTTGGGAGGTTAACTCCGGATCAACTGGCTCGTACTCTGGTAAGCTAGAGGAGATAAGGTTCAACCGTCAGGTTGTTCATCAACTCCCCCTCTTGCCCCCAGCCCCTCGGCTGGAGTTCCCACATGCAGCGTCGCAACTTCTGACGTGCGCCTCGCTTCTTCAGTCCATCGGACTGAGTCGTTTTGGCTCACATTAGTCGTTACTTCACCCATCGATCCTTCACTGTCTCCAGGAATTCACAATGCCTCAAACCGCAAACATGACCATCTATGATGGCACCGGTGTCGACAAGACTTTCAAGCCGGTTTCCAACCGCCAGCTGTCCGAC